AAGGTTCCCGCACCGGTGGCGACGGCCGTCGCGGATGCCGTCGCCACCGTGGTCGGCGACGACATGTCGGACGCATCGCTGGTCTGCACCGTGTAGGCGATGGAAAGCGTCTCATTCGCGCCGAGGGTGGTGGTGTAGGGCACCGCGAAAACGGCGGACTGCGGCCATCCGATCGCCGCGCGATCGAGGATGGTGCCGGTCTGCTGCTGGCCGTCCTGGCCAGCCCCGGCAGTGATCGCGAGGTTGGGAGCGGCGCGGCGCACCGTGATCTTCTGGCCGATGTTGCGGATTTCGGTCGTGCTCATAGCGTGTTCTCCGGGTGAGAATGCGCAGATGGGGTGGGCGACGGCCCTGGCGCTATGGCCGGGCCGTCAGGATCAGGCGCCCCAGGTGACGTTCGTCAGCCAAGCGGCGGCCGGGAGGTGTCGCAGTCCGATGTCGTGCTGCGCGATGGCGCGCATCACGGTCTCGTCGCGCGAGAACGCGGCCTGCAGGTTGTTACTCGCGTCCCGATACGCAGCCTCGGTGGACAGGGACACCTCGATGCCCATGTGCTCGCCGACGACGACGTGCGCGAAGTCGATCAGCCCGAGCTCGGACTCGTTGCCGCCGCCGAGGTTGGTCGGAATCTGCGTCGTGACGCGGAACGGCTTGCCGCGCAGCTCGCCGCGCTGCACCTCCGGGAAGGCGAAGTTGCCGTTGCCGTCCCGGATGTTGAGCAGCCGCATATAGGTGCGCGGTGCCATCAGCCAGCCCGGACGCGTCATGGGCACGTCGGCGTTCATCAGCGCCAGTTCGAGGCGACCGAGGTTGGTGGTGATATCGGCCAGCGTGTCCGCACCGGTGACGGTCAGCAGGTGCGTCGCCGCCACCGTGGTGCCCAATGCCTGGAAGCGAAGGCCGCGCGGCGTGAAGGCCGTGCCCGCACCGCGGATGAAGGCCGTGTCCATCCGCTGCGCGAGCGCGGCCACGAGATCGTCGCGGACCAGGCGGTCGGCCGCCACGCTCGACGCTCGCAGAAGGTCATTGCTGATCGGGATCAGCGCCGCCAGCTTCTTCGCCGACAGCTTGACCTGGCCGAACTCGACGCTGGTGGCCGGCACGTCCTGCTGCTCGCCGATGTAGGACGCCGCCGCGCCGGTGGCAAGCCGGTTCATCGTCAGGTTGCCGTTGGGCATGTCGACGATCTGCGGGTTGAGCGACATCACGACCGAAGCCGGTCGCAGCAGCTCGATCACTTCCGTGGACACGTCCTCCGGCACCAGGAACCCGCCTGCCGAGCCAGTGCTGATGTTCTGGTTGGCGAAGAGGCCGCTTTCGCCCCATTCCGTCGTCGCGATCTGGGCAGCGACGTAGGGGATGCCGCCCGCGGCCGCGAGCGCGCGGAACATGCGGGCGAAACGCAGCCCCTTTTCGTCGGACGCCTTCGGCTGCGCAGGAACGGTCGCGATGTTGCCCGGCAGGGGCGACACCGGCTTGGCAGCGGCAGCCTTGCGGCGTTCCAGGTCCTCGGCTCGCGCCAGCTCGGCGGCGATCTTGTCGTCCTCGGCCCGCAGCGCGTCGTAGGCGGCCTGGTCCTCGGCGGTGAAGTCCTCGCCTTCCCGCGACGCGATCAGCGCCTCCATGCGCTCAAGGATGCCCGCACGGCGGGCCTTCAGTGCCGTGATACGGTCCATTTCGATCACTCCATTCCCGCGACCCGACGCCGCGTTTCGAGATCGGCTGCCGCCCACGCACGACGGCCAGCCGGTGAAGATTGCGCGGTGCGCCGCGCGAGCTGTTGGAGGGTAGCCTCCAGGGTGGAAACGCGGTCGGCCATCCCGGATCCCACCGCGTTGGCGGCCGCGACCATCCCGCCGCGACCGAAGCGCGCGCGGACGACGGGAGGCGTTGTGCGCCGTCCTGCTGCCACGTCCGCGACGAACTGCTCCTCGATGGCGTCCACCTCCGCCTGGATGGCGGCACGTCCCTCCTCGGTGGTGAGGTCGGGACGCTTGTTCGGCGCACCGCTCGAAACGATCTCGTAGGCGCGACGGCCGTTCGCGTCGGTTGCCTCCTGGCGCGTGACGGTGGCCACGACGCCGATGCCGCCGACGCTCGCCGTCCGGTCCAGGACCACTTCGCGCGCTTGTGACGCCAGCCAGTAAGCCGCGGACGCAGCCATGCCGGTCACGAACGAGGTGACAGGCTTCGCTGAGTTCCTGATGGCGTCGGCGGCTTCGCCGAGACCTGAGACCATGCCGCCAGGGCTGTCCACCACCAGCACGATTGAGTCCACTTGCGGCGAGGCTTGCGCGACGCGGAAGTCGCGCATCAGCGCGTCGAGCGAGGTGCTCCCCGCCGAGCTGGTGACGAGGTTGGCGCGCGGGAAAATCGGCCCGAAGATGGGGATGCTGGCGACCCCGTCGCGCACCATGGCGGTGCGTGTTCCGTCGAGCGGCGTGCCGACCGATGCCACCGCCGCGCGAGCGGTCTCAAGCCGCTCCTGGTGGCCGTCCTCCGCTACCGCCAGAAGCGCCGGGTGTTCCGCTGCGCGCAAGGCGATCGCTTCGATCGCTGCCAGGTATTCCGGCAGGATTGCCCAGGGTCTGGCGCGGATGGCGGCGAGCACGGCGGAGGCTTCGCGTGACATCCTGGTGATCCTCCTACGCTTGGGCTGGTGTCGTGGGCGCGCCCGCGACAGTCATGTTGGCTGGCCGCCAGCGTTCTTCGCCTGCGGGCCCGTCGAGCAGGTTGAGGTTCTCGCGTTCGCGGATCTCGTTGGCGCTGAGGACGCCAGTCAAACGTGCTGCGTTGTAGGCTTCCCAGCGGCTCTTGATGTCGCCCTTCACAAGCGCGTCGGTCAGGAACTCGAAGTGTCCGTCGTCCGCTGCGAAGGCCATGGTCGCGGCGGCAGCGACGCGCTCGTAGTGCGGGCCGAGATGGTAGATGACGAACTCGAGGCTCTGCTGTTCGATGTTGCCGAACGTCGCCCGCGAAAGCTCGAAGAGAAGGTGGGGGGGAACGCCCCACATTCGTGCGACTTCGAGAATCTGGAAGGTGCGCGTCTCCACGAACTGGCTGGACTGATTGTCTTGGCTGAGGAACTTCGGCTCGAGCTCCTGATCGAGAACGGCGATCTCGTTGGCTCGCGTTGGTCCGCCGAACCGCCGCTTCCAGTCGGCGCGCAGAGCTTCCTTGGCCTCCTGCGACATGCGGTGCTTGGTGGTGAGGATGGTGCCAGGACGTGCATCGTTGCGCCAGAAACTCGCCGCGTATTCGCCGGTCGCGATCGTCGCACCGAGCGCGGTGTGCATGTAGCGGACGGGATTGAGACCGTAGAGACCGTTGCGGCTGATCCCAGGAACGTGCCAGATGTCCCGCGCTGAGAAGCGTCCGCTTGTGCCGTCCGGGAGAACAACGTCGTAGAAAAGTTCGACGCCGTTTTCGCGGTCGAAGTATTGGTTCACCGTAACGGTGAGCGGGTTGATCCTGGTCAGCGCGGTCACGCGCTGCTGCGCGTCACGCGACACGTATGCATAGAAGTTGCCGGTCAGGAGCACGTCGGCCAGCAGGATTTCCTTGAACGCGAAGGCAGACTGATGGCGGTTTGGCGCGCGGTGGAAGAGCCGGTAGAGCGGGTCGTTCTTGGCGCGCTCGCGACCGTTGGCGGTCTCGCGATAGTAGTGCAGCGGCGTCATGGCGAAGACGCCGGAAAGCACGCGCAGCGCCTGCATCACTGCGGGCAGCGAAAGCGCCGTGGTCTCCGAGACAGGCACCGCTGAGCGCGATTGGGCGCCGCCCAACACGAAGCCATGCACGGTCCATTGGCTTTCGGACTGCACCGATGCGCCGATGGTGGGTTCCTTGCGCTCCGTGCGCTGGCCGCCGCGGAACCAATCCATGAGACCCATGGTCAAATCCCCGTGTATTCGAACCGTGCCACGGCGGGGGCGCGCGCCAGCAGCTCGACGGCGTTGAAGAGCGCCATCAGCGGGTCGATCTTCGCGGTGCCGGAGGCCTGCTTGGTGATGAGCATGGCGTTTCCTTTCGGCTCGACCTTGGCGTTGCTGACGCACCAGGCCATGAGCGGCTGCGCCGCGTGCCGAAACTTTCCGGACGCGAGCAGGCGCTCAGTGAGTTTGATGGCGCCGCCGAGCATCCATCCTTGCGACACGGCGACCATTTCGTTGGAGGAGAAGCCTTCGGACGCCAAGGCATTCACGAACGAGTGTGAGTTGCCTGGGTCAATCCCGATGGCATGCCGCTCGGGAAGTAGTCCCGCGCTGCGGAGGCGGCAGCAGATGGCGACAAGCTCGTCGAGGTCGTCGCCAACCGTCTCGACGACGGTGAGATCGCCATCCGCTGCGAAGTCGCGCAGTTCCGGCGCGATGGATTGGCGGCGCTTGAATACAAGCGGGCTTGCCCATGCGCGTGACCACGACAACCAGATGCCCGTTTCCCGCTCGCGCCCGAGAACCGTCAATCCGAGAAGGTCATCAGCGCCGCCGCCGTCAACGCCAACCGTGACCACCTCCGAGCGCTGCATGAGCGTCTCCAAGGTGAGCGTCCGATCCGTTGTTTGCTGCCAGTATTCGATACCTGCCCAAGCGTCGTCGCGGAGTGCAAGACCGATCTCGACGTTGAGGTGCTGTGAAGCCCAGCGGCGCAGCTCCGCTTCGCCAGCGGCGCGCGCGGCTTCAAAGTCCTGGATGAGACGCTCGACGGTGATGGACCGTCCTGCATTCGGCAGGACCATCCACCAATTCCGGTGGTCCTGCCAGTCCACGTCCGGGGGGAACTCGTAGAGGATTGGAAGGACGGGTGCTCGCAAACGTCCGTCGCGGACCGCGCGTGCCTTGGCCAGTTCTGCCTTGAAGACACCCTTGGGCGTTCGCTCGCTCTGCGTCGTGATCGCCAGGAGGAAGCCTTCCGGTTGGGAGACGAGACCGCCGCGCAACTGGCCGATCACGCGGTCAGCGTCGGCGCTTTCGGAGATGACGTGGACTTCGTCGAGCAGCACACCGCAGGGTTTGGTGCCGGTGACGATCTTCGGGTCGAAGCTCTTGACCTTCAAAAACGCTTTTGTCTCGCGGTAGGTGATGCGCTTGATGTGTTCCTGGATGTGGAACTTCGGCACGAGAACGTCGTCGGCCTCGATCATGCCGACCACCTGACGAAAAGCGAGTTCTGCCACGTCCTGCGTTGGTGCGACGAGAACGAACTCTGCACGGGGACGCTTGTTCATCAGCAACGCAGTCAGCATGATGGCGGCGCCGCTTGTGGTCTTGCTGTTCTTCTTCGGCACCATGGCGAAGATCTCGCGGATGGTGCGCTTCTCGCCGTCCCATGATCCGAAGAGAGCGCGCACGATGTCGCGCACCCAATCGCCTGCGGCTTCTTTTAGCGTCGGCTGACCTGGCACGTCGGGAAGGCGGAGGCGATCGAGGATTGCCACCGCCTTTGCCGCTGCAGTTTCGTCGAGCGGGATGGAGGGAACGAGCGACCTGCCGTTTCGGATGCGGTCGCACCAGTCAGGACAGGAGAGGTCGATCATGAACGGGTGTTAGTTGAGCAGCGTCTCCCAGTCGGTGCCGTGGTGCGACGTGCGGGCGAGCATCTCCTGCGTCGCCTTTTTGCCCAGGTTGCTGGTCGGGGATGGCTGGTCGGTTTCGCGCCATCCGGCGCGGACCTTGAGCCAAAAGATCGCCGCCTGGACGCCTGCCGAGCCCTTCTCCTCGGTCGCGCGCTTGAAAAGCGCTTGCGCGACTTTCGCGTTGGCTTCGATGGCGCCGACGTCGAGCTCGGTGCGGAAGTGCTTGCGCAGCGTCTTCACGTCGATGTCGACCACGGTTGCGATGTCGACTTGCGAGACGCCTACGGCGGCGAGCGCCTTCACCAATCGGCGCTGTTCCGGGGTCGGAGCAAACTCCGGACG